ATTCAGGCGCATTTCCTTGCTGAGCAGATCATCACCATCAGCGACACGCCAATGCCGGGTGTTGAAATGATTGTGAAGGCTTATGGCGCAACGGAGGAAAAGCACGGCGACATGCTCGGACACCGCAAGTTGCAGGTTGACGCGCGCAAGTGGTATTTGTCCAAGGTGTTGCCAAAAGTCTACGGCGACAAGTTGGAGACGACGCACAAGGGCTCTGTCGGGGTCGTGCTGAACGCAACACCTACAGACGAGGCTCTGTGACGTTCGCATTCACCGCCAAGCAGCAGGAGGCGCAGCCGCTATTGAGTGGGCCTGCGGCGCATTGCATGCTGTTCGGCGGCGGGCGAAGCGGCAAAACCTTCCTGCATGTGCGAAACATCGTCATGCGGGCGTTGAAAGCGCCAGGATCACGGCATCTGATTGTCCGGTTCCGGTTCAACCATGTGAAGCAGTCGATCATTCTGGACACGTTCCCGAAGGTGATGGCGCTGTGCTTCCCTGAGCTGATCAAGGGCGAGCATTGGGATTTGAACCGCACGGATTGGTATGTGACGCTGCCTGGCGGGGCTGAAATCTGGTTCGGCGGGCTGGATGACAGCGACCGGATGGAGAAGATTCTCGGGGCCGAATACGTCACGATCTACCTGAACGAGTGCAGCCAGATTTCATGGGCTGGCGTGCAAATCCTCGTCACCCGGCTGGCGCAGCGCGTCATGCAGATCCTGGGCAACAGAGAGCCCAAGCTACTCAAGCCGCGCATGCTGTACGACTGCAACCCGCCAAGCAAGGCGCATTGGACGTTCAAGGTGTTCCGGCAGAAGGTTGACCCGGACACAAAGGAGCCACTGAAAAACCCGGATAACTACGTCAGTTTTCAGATGAACCCGCGCGACAACGCGGAGAACCTGTCGCCGGAGTATCTGGACGGCTTGCAAATGCTCAGTGGACGCATGCGGCGCAGGTTTGAGGAAGGCGAGTTCGCGGACGCAACGCCTAACGCACTGTTTGCCGAGGAACACATCGACGCATGGCGCGTGACCGATGGCGTGGTGCCTGACTTCGTGCGCATCGTCGTGTCTGTAGACCCAAGCGGCGCAGGCGACGACGAGGCCAATATCGACAATGACGAGGTTGGAATAGCAGTCGATGCGATAGGAACGGATGGCAGGGCTTACCTGCTTGAGGACTTGACAGTGAATGGCGGTCCTGCAACGTGGGGGAGGATCGCTGTGAACGCTTTCCAGCGGCACGGCGCAGATGTCATCGTGGGAGAGACAAACTTCGGCGGTGGAATGGTCAAGTATGTGGTGCAAGCGGAGGCGGCAAAGATTAAGGCGAAGATTCCGTTCAAGATGGTCACAGCCAGTCGCGGCAAGGTGCAGCGGGCCGAACCGTTCTCGGCGCTGTACGAGCATGGCAAGGTGCGCCATGTCGGCATATTCGCCAGGCTAGAGGATGAGCTATGCGCGTTCAGCACCAGCGGCTACACCGGTCCAGGCTCTCCGAATAGGGCAGACGCACACATATGGGCGCTGGCGGAGCTATTCCCGTCGATGGTGGTTACACGCGGAGCGCCAAAGCTCGACTTCACATCATCGGCAGCAGCAGGGATGCGGGTGTGACTGCACCACATGTTGCATAGTAATTAAGCAACTATTCGGGCATAGTCTGCGGCCAAATGGCCGATGATGTTACCGAAGCGCAACAACGATATACCGATGCCCTGGATGCTTGTCGTAGGCAGCGCGATCAAATCCTCGAAGATATCCAGTTCTCGGACCCGAGCGACCCTCAGCAATGGGACGCGAAGGAAAAGCAGCAGCGCGAGAGCGACCCGGGCGGCGCAAGGCCGTGTCTTGTGTTCGATCAGACGGAGCAATATGTCGCCAATGTTGCCGGCCAGATCGAGCAATCACCCCCAGCTATTCACGCCATCCCTGTCGGCGGCGGTGCAGATCGCAAGGTAGCCGAGCAGCTAGACGGCTTTTTCCGGCATATCGAACACACAAGCCGGGCGCAGCAGCATTACATGGTCGGCCTGACATCGGCGGCGCGTGCTGGTGTCGGGTATCTGCTGGTCTATCCCGAAACGATTGACCGGGCATTGGGCTATCAGGAGCCGCGCATAGGCTCAGAGGGTGATCCGCTGCGCATCGTGTTCGATCCGTGGTCGAAGGAACTGGACGGCAACGACGCCGACTGCGGCTGGCACCTCACGCCATTGAGCCACAAGCAATTCGAGGCGCAGTTCGGCAAGAAGGCGGAAAAGATCAGCTTTGGCGAGGTCGAGCAGAGGACCGCAGACGAGCGCGAGTCAATCTACGTTGCCCAACAGTGGATCAAGACCACGGAAAAGCGCAACGTGGTGATTTATCTGGACGAAAGCGGCATGGAGCAGTCAGAGGCTGTAGACGAGGCCGATTGGCACCAAGCCGCGCAGGAATCGGGCTTGCCGCTGCAGTTCCTTCGCTCGTACAAAGACAAGCAGACGGTCGTCAAATGGTCGCTGATGAGCGGCGCTCAGGAGTTTCAGTCGAACGTGTACCCGGCTGACGGCATTGGAATTGTGCCGATCTACGGATATGTCGCGTTCCGTGATGGCAGGCTGACGTATTGCGGGATACCTCGCAGGGCACGCCAGCCGCAGATGGCCTACAACTACCACATGAGCGAGATGCGGGCGTATGCCTCGCAGGCTCCGAAGTCGCCCATGTTCGTTCCGGTGTCAGCGCTGGACGACGCGAACATGAAAGCGCTGTACGACAAGGCAGGCGTCGAGAACCGCGCTTACCTGCCGTATCAGGATTGGGACGCGGTGAACAACCGGCCCATTCCGCCGCCGCACAGGAACAACCCGTCTGTCGATTTGCGCAACCACATCGAAGGCGCGATGCAGGCGCGCAACGACATTCAGGCCGCTTTGGGCATGTACCAGGCCAGTTTGGGGGCGCCGAGCAACGAGACATCAGGCGTTGCCATCGAGGGCAGAAAACAGCAGGGCGAAGCGGCTACGGCGCATTTCCCATCGCACCTGTCGGCGTCCCTTGCGCAAGTTGGCAAGCTGGTGATGCAGATGATTCCCAAGCTGATCGACAAGAAGCGCCAGGTTCGCATTCTCGGAATCGACAACACGCCATCGAACACAGTCATTGATCCGAAGCAAGAGAACGCGGTTGTCGAGCATGAGGGCGGGAAGTCCTCGATCAATCCGGGTGTTGGTAACTATGACGTGCGGGTGGTGGTCGGCCCGAGCTATTCGACGCAGAGGCAGCAGGCGCAGGAAGCGTACACGGAAATGATGCGGGCGAACCCCGCAATGATGCCGGCCATTGCTCCATTGTGGGCACAAGTGCTGGACGTTCCGCACGCCGACAAGCTGGCGCAGGTTCTCACCGCGATGGCGCCCGATCCTGTCAAAGCGATCCTGAACCCGGAGCAGGACGTTTCGGTGGGGCAGCTCAAGCAGGAACTGGAGCAGTGCAAGGCGGCATTGCAAGAGGCCATCCAGCACGCCCAGGCGGCGCAGCAAGACGCAGACGAAGCCAGCATGAAGGTTATGGGCGTGGAGGCCGACAAAGAGGCCAAGGACGACGAGAACGCAATCAAGGCATACGACGCCTTCACCAAGCGCCTGCAAACCCTGGGGGCCACGATCACGCCGGAAATGGTGCAGCAGATTGCCATGCAGACGGTGCAGGAAAGCATGGCGCAGCCGAACCCGCTGGACGCACCAAGCGAAGAAGGCGCGGTGGAGCAGCAGGAGGGACAAATGCAGCAACCACAGCAGCCATCGCCAGAGATTCAGGCGTTGGGCGAGAGTCAACAGGCCATCGCCGGTGTTATTCACGACATCGCAACGGGTCAGGATCAGATCGCACAGGGACAGCAGCAAATGATGGAAGTGATGACCGCGCTACTGAAGGCGGCGAAGGCAACGCGCGTTCGCATCCCGCACCGGGACGCATCGGGCGACATCATCAAGGTGACAGACAAGATGGACGACGAAACGCCGTCCGAAGATTCAACGGAAACGCAGGAGGAATGACATGCGAATCGAATGCACAACCACCTTTCTCGATGGCCGCAAGAAGAAGAAAGACGACGACGAGGAACTAGAGCCGGCAGTCATCGAGGCTGTCGCAGTGGTCCCTGTCGCCCGCAGAAAGATCGCACTCGAAAAGCTGATCGGCAAGAAGGCCGCAGCGCAGGTAAACGAGGCGCAGCTATCGAGCGCCATTCGTATGCTCAAGCGCAAGCGGCAGGATGAAGAACTGATGTTGATGTAAAGGAACTGACATGGCAACACTAGCACAAGGGCAAGCGGTCAAACTGCATTGCGCAATATCGCAAGAGATCACGGTCACTCCCTCAACTGGAGGACGTGCAACGATATCGGCA